CTTAAGTGATCCACACCACTGTGAAAACATACGTGATGCGAAAGATAAAGATGTGGGGATAATTCTGTTACCACCAGTTATTGCTGCTCGGTATTCAGCCATTGGATCAACGTCGCAAGCAAATATGGTGGTGCCGACAGTATCAGCAGGGTCCCACGTGAAGCTAGTAAGATAACTTTCCTTTTGTGTAAGGAATTTTAAATCCATCTCATCCACGGGTGGGAGTCCAACTAAACGAGGATCAACTGATATCTCTTGTTTTCCCGTAAGGGAAAGTTTTTGAGATGTGTTAGCTCCCTCGGTTAAAGCTAAACTGGATACTGCGTGAGGTCTCATAGGGTTCATGTCACTCAAGTTTGCTGGTTTGGAATAACCAAACAACCGAGCTATGCCCCCTACGGCATTTGCACCAATCTGAGTAGCCAGAGCAAAGGGTCCTATGTATGGAGCTTCTGTCAGGTAACCTGCGTACTGGGCTACAGTACTAGCAGGTCCTGAAATAACACCATCATCTTCATATTCATCCTTCTTTCTGATTCCAGATTGGGTTTGTAGCTCAAAAAGACCATATGAACTTCCATCACCAGCAAGTGCTACATTAGATACAGTTGGAGCCGTCAACTTGACGTCTTGCATCTGGGCATATACTGTAATAGTTACAGAATCACTTCCAGAATTTAACTGATCTAGATTTTTAAATGATGAAATTCGAACCTCACCCATATCAGTAGCTGATAGGGTCGCATTGTTAAGCGATAAATAGTTATGCGGGTAATAAAAGGGGACGCATAAGCATCCACTTTTGTTAGTGGCCACATTCAATTTAAGATGAGGTCTTTGTGAGCATGTAATCAATTGGGTATCACCCCCAAAAGTTACAATAGCATTTTCGGTATCGAGATAACGATAAGATGCTAACAACATGCCTACGTGAAACGGTGTTCCATTTACATAAAACGTAAGCATGAGATTGCCTTTCAAAAGATGATAGTTGTCTAACTTCTTCTGAACGGCAGCATTTGAAAGAAAATCATTCCAAGGAAAGAAAAATTCTTCCAAATAATTGCCCTCCACCCAGGTAAAGGATTGTATCTTAACTGGTCTTTGGAGAAACTCCTCTATACCAGCGTTAGAAGAATAACCCTCA